GAGAGAGTTTGGTATACCACCAACCTCCTTTTCAGCTACAGATAGTTTGTTCCATATTTTATCAGGTCGATTCATACTAAAACCTCTATAACCTCTTCTACGTAGATAATATAACAACCTTGGTTTATTGTTCTCTGCTAGTATAGGCATACCGTAAAATACTATAGCCATTAAAACATCTTCAAAAAATATCTCAGCTGTCTGTGGTCTAGCTAAATATTCTAAAAAGAAAGTATTAGCTGGAGCATCTTCCATTGAAAACTTAGTCAATCCGTGTAAAGCTCCTTTAGAACCTTTACCATCTACAGTACCACTAATATCATAACTATCACAACCAAACGAACCCATATGCTCGTTTCCAGGATACCTAATTCCATTCTTTATTATTACATTATTTTGTAACTTTCTATTAGGTACCCAACTAACCTTAAATCTACCTCTAGGATCTGGATTGAAAACTACCTGCGTGTCTTTCACCCCGTTAACCCATTGGAAGTTACCAGTAGTTAATACTGAGGAATTTCTATTACCTTCGTTGTAATCGATCTGCTCATATATCTTAACGAGATTAAATAAAGAGTTTTTTGTCTCATCTCTAAATGCGTGTTCTTCTGATCTAGGGAATTGTCTGTAAAATTCATTTAAAGCATCTTGATCTCCTTTTAAACCATCAACCTCATTTTCCCAATAATCTACTACTCCAATGTCTATTAATTCACCATGAGGTCCTCGCCTTGCATTGTCTGGTGTATCAAAAACTGGAATTCCGTACTCGTCAATAAATCCTTCATAATTCCACTCCATTGGTATAAACAAAGAATATAAACCAGACTTTGTCTGTCCATTTCTATTTCGCTTCGTAACATCCGAGTCATAAAACAATTTTTTAAAATTATCACCACCTTTATCTAAAGCGTTAGATGTTGAGCCCATCATACACTTACCTACTATTCTACCACCTAACCTTAAACAAGTTTTAGTTACTCGCCAGTTATTTAATATATTATCAGGTCTCTCCCACTTACCACTCTCATCATGAACTAATAGAGAGAGTTTCTCCCCATCATAACTGTTATCACCAGTGTTTTTCCAGTCAATAGTAGTATCAAGACCTTCCATGTCATCTTGTTCTTCATGCACACCCATCTTTCTACGAGTAAACTTCTTAGCTGGGACACGATAAGCTAATTCAGATTTTGGACGATCCATACCATCTTGAATAGGCTTAAAGAAAAACGGATAGTTAATACTTATAGGTACTATCTTATCCGTAAACATTTTCTTAGCATCAGCCCCACTCTTAGATAACACTCCAAATCTACTATCACCTGCAAGAGTGGCTAAGTTAACGGTTTCAGCTGAGCTCATAAAAGAAAATCCAGAACGTCTATTTTTTAAATAACACATCCCATAACATCTTTGATCAGCTTTACACGCCTCCCAAAATATAAAGAATAATCTATTTGCCTCCCTAAAATCAGGTGCACCCACATCAATCTTACTCCATTGTAAATACATATAGTAACTACCAGGTATATAAGTTGGAGTTCCATTACTCATGAACCAAAACCCATTCTCTCTCCTATCGAATTCCTGATCTATATAACTATAATGTGTTTCCTTAAATTCTTTAGAATAATCTACCCAGTCGAATCTAGTTTTAATCTTTTTGAAAGCTTCAGGAAAATTAAATCTTCTCCATTTTTGCTCACTCTTCTTTTTAGAACAACTAAATATATCCTTAGGTACTTTAGGTAAAGCTATCTTTAAACCCTGTATATCTAATATCTCACCTATCTGTCCAGATTTAGATATAACTACTATATCACTTTCTTTGTCATAACCATACTTCCACTTCTTACCCTTATTAAGTCTATTAATAGTGGTTAGCTTTACAGGTTCTATTACTTTATATAGTGATTGCTCGTACATTACTTACTCCTTCCTTCTGCAAACCCTTGAAATTTAGGTTTATTATCTTTGGGTTTATCTAAATCGTTTAATACCCTTTCCTCTTCCTCTATTCTAGTTAGAATTTCGAATGCATCAAATATAGCTAGCTTCTTAGTAGCTGCAGCATTCTTTAATCTATCCGCTGATATATCATCGTCAGAGTCTACAATAGGTTCTTTAGCTACTTTAATTAACTCTTCTACTGCTCTCCGCCCAGCTTGGATTATACTCTTCTTCGTTTCCTTGGTATTCATATTCAATTGTAATAAAATTATTCATAACTCTATATAATCTTTCTCCATCTATTATAAACTCAAATTCACTACTAGGTCTAAAACCTACCAACTGAGTTGGAAGAAAACTCCCGTCAGAATATTTAACTATTCCAACGAGAGGTCTTTCAGGTGTAAGACTATATTTATCTTGAGATTTTATGGGCTTAACGAATGTATACCCTGGCATAGCGTTCCAGTCACCACCAGTTTTGCACATGAATATTTGATCTTGAGATACTAAGTATTCGTCTTCATTTAAGAAACTTCTACTATTCTTCTCACGACCTTTAACATCATGCCATCTTCTAAAAACATTATGATGTACTATAACCTCGCTACCTTCAGCTAAACCCATAGGATTATATATAGGTGTTGAGTGTATAATACCAACTCTATTAATGTATTGATGATTAAATATTTCAGTATTAAGTATAAGATCTATATCTCCAACTTTGACGGAGTTATTGTATCTCTCGCCGCTAGGTTTAATTATAAAATCAGATACAGGTCTCATTAGTAGTTGAGATCATATTCGACTGATATAGCCATGTTCTTATTGAAATCCTTCCAAGGGATAACAATGTCTTTCTTCCTGATATAAATAGAGTACTTTTCTTCTTCTTCTAATATATCACATATCGTGTGACCACCGTAAACATCTTGACCAACAGAGTAATGCATTGCATCATTCTTATAATCTTTACCTACAGTAATCTTTCTAATTACGTGGCTGTCCATTCTCAGCTGGGTAATTTAAAGTTCCATCCTCCAAGTCAACATCAAAAGTACCATACTCTTGACTTAACTCATTTTGTGATTTTATTATTTGACCTTGAACTTGAGAATGTTGATGAAGTAACTCATGTTTCTGAGCTTCTAGTTGTCCTATTCTAAATTGTATAGCATTATTTCTATTAACTATATCCTGCAGATTCTTCAACTGTTCTTCAGTTATTTTCTCAGCTTTAGGTTTCAAATCGATGATCTTTTCTTTTGTCTCTTCCATAATAAAATTTAATTTACTTTTTTGTTTTTTCTAGTGAACGTCCTCCGAAGTAGGCTCCTATCACTGTGATTAATACTAATTGTAACAGATCAGTCCACTTCTGTTCTACTTCAAAAGCTATAACACCAGCATCAATGAATATCATTAATACTGTTGATACAACTAGAAATATAAGAACTAGCGGTCTAACATTCTTCGATAACCAAGAGTCAGACTTCATATCGGCCTCCCATCTATTGGTTACTTGTTTTTGTAATTCTAACTCGTGGTTAGATATTAATTCCTTTATTTTCTGTTCAGCAGCTAGTTTCTCTTCTTTAGTAGTGGTTAAGCTATCTATAACTCCACCAACATCTTTAATTAGCTTACCAGCTCCACCTGAAAGTACTTTTTGTAATATACCCATTATTCATTATCTCTTGCTCTCTTCTCCCAAGGAAAGTTCATACTACCCTCTTCGTGCCACTTACCGTTGTACTTGATCTTACCATCTTTTCTGTGATAAGTTTTACCGTTATATCTAACATAATCATCTCCATAAGAAAGCTTGCCAGATTCCATATCTTTCATGTGCTGCATCTCATGGTTTACAATCCTCTTTTCTAGCGCACTTCCGGGTTTAATTGATTTATCTATATCTATAGATCCATCATTATTAGCTTTACCCATAACACCACCTTCTAATTTCTTTCTAAATATAGGAGTGTTTTTAGAGTTTCTAATCTGTCTGCTTTCTCTACCTAACTTAAAACCCATTATGCTATATTTTGCTTTTTAGTTTTATCTTTGGTTGCTATACCTTTCTCCTTAGCTTCTTTCTTATCATGCGCAAGTTGAATCTCTTTTTTAGTGTATTTATCAGCCTTTTTCTTTTCGTACTTCAATTCTCCTTTTCCAACAGCTTTAGCAATACCTTTTTTAACCCCTTCTTTACCGTAATACTCAGCAGTCCCTTTCATAGCATCTACTCCAACTCCTTTCAATCCTCCTTTCTTATACGATTCAACTCCCTTCTTTATCAACTTACCTGGCTCTTTAACTCCTTCTTTAACCATAGTTCCCATCTTACCCACTACCTTGTCTTTACCTTTGGTGGCTAAATTCTTAGCTGTAGTTAAAGCTCCTTTTGCTTTAGTTTTAGCATCAATACCTTTTTTAACCATCTTAGTAGCATCAGCCATTTTGTCAACTGTCTTAGCTCCTTTAGCTGCGGTTAACCCAGCTTTAGCTAGCTTTCCAGCACCCACAGCTAACCCAGCTCCAGGTATAGCGGCGGCTGCATTTAACGCCATAGAAGCAGCGTGCTTCTTAAAACCAGCCTCATCGCCTGTAGCTTTCGCATATGCAGATCTACCACCCGATAATGCTACATTGGCTAGATCAGCAAAGTTACCTAAACCAGGTACCATACCAGCGGCTGTTAAACCAGTTGAAACGTTGTCAAGTACACCACTCCAAGTCCAGTGTAAAGGAGAGGAATCGTGTTGAGATTTATTACGTCTAGAGTGCGGTGTACCAGCAGCACGAACTGCGTGACCCGCTCGTTTGTTATAAGCCATTATCTGTTTTTGTCTTTAATCATATCATCTATAGCCTTATTCATAACTTTATCAGTATATCCT